TCAGCGAGCTTGGTCTTCAGGTTCTGCAGTTCGCCACTTAGGTCCGAGGCTTTGATCTGCCCGGTTTCGATAGCCTGGGCCATAGCCTCGGTAACGCCAGGGATGCCGCGCACCTGGTCGGCGACTGCCTTCCAGTCCACAACCGCGCCATTGGCAAAATCTTCCGCGGCAGACCGTACCAGGTCGAGCGCTTTTTGAGCCTCCCCAGGCATGGGCGCCAGACCAATCATCAGGCCGTCGACACCAGCCGCTCCAACACCCCGAAGGTCATTCTCGAAGCGATCAGCAATTGAGCCCGACACCTGAGAAAGTTGGCTCTGCGTGTCTTCGATCTTGCCCTGAAGTTCGCGCAGCGCTACGGCCTGGGTCGCGCTGTTCAGCTTGTTGAAGCGCTCGACCAGCTTGTCGAGCGGGTCGCCGAGGTCGCCCAGCTTCTTTTCGAGCGAATCCGAGTTGTCTCGCAGCAGCAGGAAACTCGCGGCGGCAGTACCGGCCAGCACGGCAAGACCCGCTGGACCACCCAGCGCAGCGAGAAGGCCGCCTCGGACGGTCGCTTGGGCCAAGTTAGCTTGAGCAATGGCCAGCGCCTCTGTTGAGGCAGTGAGCGCGGCCTGTTTTGGGATTAACTGTGTCTGGACTAGAGCCAAACGCTGCAGGCCAGTAGCGGCGGCCACAGAAGCCTGAGCTTGCTGAAGTTGCGCTTGAGCGAAAAGCCTTTGAGCATCAGCGGCGATTACAGCAGCCTCTGCACTTCTAACCGCAGCAGCACGCTGAGCCAACAGCGCTCTCACAGCGACGTAGGCTTTTGCGGCATAAGTGGTGAGAGCTGCAGCGCCTGCACCTCCCATTGCTACCGCTACCAGGTCAACGTTATCTGCCAGCAGCACCAAAAACTTAGACAACCCTGCGACGGCACCGGTTTGCTCCTCCAGCTTGCCCAGGAAGGTGCCAGTGGCGTTGCTGATGTTGTTCAAGGCATCTTGAACACTGGTTGACATGTCTGCTGCCGCTTTGCGGTTGACCTCAACGTTTTTCAGCAGGCCGATGTTGATGTCATCAAGAGCGAGCTTGCCCTCGCTGCCCAGCTTGCGCACCTCGTCGGTGCTCTTGCCGGTGGCTTTAGCAATCGCCTCCACCACTGTCGGCATAGCCGTTTGGATAGAAATCCAGCCGTCCGCATCCACTTTCCCAGTCGCCAGCGCTTTGGAGTAAGCATCCAGCGCCGAGCTAGCTTTATCAGCGGAAGCGGCATTGGTGACCAGAAGGAAGCTGAAGCTATCTGTGATGTCGAGCGTTTGCTGAGTGTTGAATCCGAGGGTGCGCATCACATCGGCAGTGCGGATGTAGAGTTCCTGGGCCTCCGCAAGTGGCCGGTATGTCTCTTGAGCGGTCTGCATCAGGTGCTCTTGCACCATCTGGTACTCGCCGGCACTGCCGGCTGCAGCTCTCATTCGATCAGACATCTGGCCGTATGCATCAACCTGCTTGATGATGCCGCCAATAAGACCTGCGCCCGCAACTGCTGCAAATGCCCCTCGCATAAGAGTCCCTGCACTCTGGGCAGCAGCCCCTGCACGATCAAACGCTGAGTCGACCGTTGCGAGATTCCGGTCTATCGATTGACTGGTCTTGGACACTAATTGGTCAGCGTTTGCCAGCTCTCGCCTCAACTGGGCAGTGGTTGCTTCAATTTGAACCAGCATACCCTGTACTTGTTGATCGGCCATGGTCGCTCCACCCAAAAAAAAGCCCGGCTCTCAGCCAGGCTTAAATGTCAAAAATTTATCAGATCGGATTTATGGTCAGATCGCTTTTCCAGTCTGGGTCAAAAGTGCAGGCCGCTCGCCAATTTCTTTTAGCTCCGGAGCGGCTCGTTTCTTCGAACCCAAGAACCAGTCTCACGTTACCGTTCTGGGCTTTGTGATAACTAGAGTCAGACAGTTCATGGAAATTCAAAGAGCCACCAGATTGATTCTGAGCATTGACTAAATCCTTGCATTTTTGGATTGCATCAGCTCTACCTATCGATTTGTCGGAATTCGAACGAACCGAACCGTTCTTGGCCAAGTCGGAGCTTGTCACCTCGTAACGCTCGCGATTCTCGCAATCCACCATGAATTTCAAGTTATCAGCCGAGCTTTCTCGTCGAATAAAAAGAACACTAACAACATGCTTGCATTTTTTTGCCACCAACGCAGCAGCTTCATTTTTCTCACTGTTAACACGAGAAATATCATCCTTGAACTTATTGTATGTCGGATCAGCCTTGTCGCTTCCGATTATTAAAGAATTGTCTTTGTAATCCTCAAGAATCCACTCATCAATAACTCCTGAGGAACCTGAAGCAGTTTTCGGTTCCGAATCGCCCGCCCCGCAGCCCGCCAGGATCAGTAAGGCCCCAGCACAAATCCATTCACGCATGACAGTCTCCCTTTCAAAACGCGAAGGGTATCAAAGTCAGCCAACTGATCACTTCGCTTTTCTCCCTGTGAACGCCATCCTCAGCTTGTCGGCCACATTCGAAGCGCTTGGTTTCTCCTTCACCCCCTGCTTTCTCCCGCTGCCGAACGGGTTGGTCATCTGCGCCCACTCAATCCTGGCATCCATGGCCATGAACAGTTCCGGGAGCGGCGTAGACCATGCCACATCAGGAGCCCAGCCCAGCCAGCCGGTAGCGATCGCGTACAGCCGGTCGACGTAGCTGCCGTCCTCGACAGCGCTTACCCCGTCCCGGCTTGTTCGTTTCCCGGGTCAGCACCTCGCGGGTTGTAGAGAGCGCCAAGGTATGTGGTGACTAACGGTGTCAGCCCGGCCACGCCCTCCTGCCAGACCTTTTCGGGCAGCGCTTCTGCAGCCTTCCCTTCCAGGCCAGCGCCGGCGGCAATGATGACAGCCACCGCATCTACGCCGACTGCATGCAGGGCTCCTGATGCGCCGCGGAGACCGCCGAAGCGGCTCTCGATTGCACGTACAGCCTTCAGGGTGGGCTGGAGGGTGAACTCCTCGCCTCCCAATTTCACTATCACGGTACCGTGCAGAGTGTTGTTCATCGTTCAATCCTATGAGGCCGGGGCCGGAACCCCGGCGCGGTTATGGGGTGACCGGTGCCGGCAGCAGCTCGAGGATGTCCGAGTTGATGCCGATGGTGACGTTGCGGCGCACGACGTTGTCAGCAGCACCAGGTGCGACGGTGTTGTTCATCACCTTGCCACGCATGTAGAACGTGGTCGGCTTGATCACCGGCGAAGCATCTGGATCACCATCGTTGAGGGTGATCTTGATGTTGTAGTCGCCTTTGCTGCGGTCCTTGTGAGCGGTCTTGACGGCGTTCTGGCCGGCGTCACCGTTGTCGAGGCCTACCGTGAGCGTCAGGTCACCGGCATCGGCGGTGCCCTTGTACTTGCGCACCCGGCCATCCTTGAGCGAGGTGAAGGTCACGCTGCTGAAGGTATCGCCGAACTCGCCCAGGTCTTCAATTTCACCGACTTCCACGTAGGTGTCGGCCTCGTACTCGGTCTGGGTGTCGGCGCCGGTTTTGCCGCCAATGGAGAAGCGGCAGCCGGCGGCTGTATTGAGGTTGTCGTCGGCCATGGGGGTTCCTCCAAAGGCACATTGGATAAAAGCCGCTGCGCGGCCCGTGGGTAATTCAGTGGGTGGTGATCACGCGGACCGTGATCGAGCCCTGGTAGGTGATGCCGTCTGCATCGCGCTGGGCGTCAGACTGCTCGACACGAACGGAGACGGCGCGGCCCACCTCAAGCGGCAGCCTGCGCTCGTCCAGGGCGGCGATGATCTCGCCATTGATGCGCTTGACCTCGGCCTGGCCCACGGCATCAGACCAGACCGATAGGTACAGCAGGCGGGTTTCGCGCTTGCGTCCAGAGATCGGACTGCTATTAACCGAGAACTCACGGTCGATGGAGACATAAGGCATGTCAGCGTTCAGCGGCGCGCCGTCGTAGATTGGACAACTGACTTCGGCTTGGAGCCTGGCGAAGATGGCCACCTGCAGGGCCAGCGACGGATCAGCCATTGCCTACCCCCTGGCTTGCCTTGCGTAGCGTGCGGCGCACAGCGGTCTCGATGTCTGCCATCACGTACTCCCGATTGACCTGCATCGAAGGACGCAACCACGGGTGCGCCGGCCTGGCCGGAATGTCCGGGTACTTGCCGAAGAAGTGGGTGCCATCGCTCTTGTTGCTGACGCGCCGGTTGCGGTCGCCAGCACGCTTGCCGCCCATGTAGCCCTTGGTCCCATACTCAATGAAGCGCAGGTAGAAAAACTTGCGGTTGTCGCGCTTACCGCGGATGCCGATCTGAGCATCTAGGCCGCTGGGCGAGACGTATATCCTCAGCGCAGCGGCAGCGGCGCCGGTGTCCTTTGGCATCAGCTGCCGTTGCGTTTCAAGGATTCGGTTAGCAGCCTTTTCCATTTCCGGCCGGAGCTCGTTATCCATCGTTCGGTGGATGTTGCGCAGCGTCCGGCGTAGCCGGATATCACCGCGAATGCTGGACCGGCGGGCCATGATTCACTCCTTGGCCTGGTCGGCCTTCGCTGGCTTGGCGGCTTTCTCTTCCACTGCCTCGGCATAGCCGCGGGCAATCAGCCCCTCGCCGTACTCCTTGGCTACTTCGAACTCTTCGCCCTTCTCGCGCTCGCCAGAGGCCCCCGTCAGCGGGCCCAATGCTCGAATTTTCATAGTTCACCTCATGGGTTTGGGACGCTGGAGCACAGAAGCCTCAGCATGTCCCGTTCGTTGTTGAGTAGTGGAGCCTCGACCAGGTAGGTCGTGCCTGTGCGTTTCTCGGCCAGCCTCCAACCGGCGACGATGTCCGAGCGTGGGCGGATGCGGATCTCGGCGCTGATAACCGCCTGCAATTGCTCGGCGACAGATGAAACTCTGCCGGTCGGCGTGGTCACCTCGGCCCAAAGCTCGCCGACCTCCAACCAGGTCTCGGTGAAACCGCCTGAGCGGTTCTGCTCCCGATGGGGCTTGAGCACCCGGCAGCGGTGTCGCATTGGTCCGGCTTTCATCAGAAGCGCTTCCTGTACCAGAGCAGCCTTTCGACCGCGAGCGGCATGACGGTGGCAATGGTGCCTACCGCCACAGCCTCTCGGTTGGCGTACCAGTGCCCTACCATCAGCAGAATGGCCTGCTCGACATCACGAGTCAGGCCCATCTCTTCGGGCTCTACCGGATCAGCATCGACCAGCTTTCGGTCGCAGTGCTGCTCGACGTGGGCCTTGGCCGCTTCGACGTAGCCGCCGATCAGGGCGTCTTCTTCATCGCCGTCGACCCGGAGGTGCATCTTCACGTTGGCCAGGTCGAGCATTTACTTGGCCTCGGCCGCAGCTTTCTCAGCTGCTGCTTTCTCAGCCGCTGCTTTCTCGGCAGCGGCCTTATCGGTAGCTGCCTTCTCTGCCGCCGCCTTTTCTGCTGCAGCCTTTTCGGCGGCGGCTTTCTCAGCTGCTGCTTTCTCGGCGGCGGCCTTATCTTCGTTGGGCGCGGCAGGCTTCGTTTCTTTCGGCTTCGCCACGCGCGGCTTGCCATTGGCGCCAACCTCAACGGCCAGGCCCTTTCCCAACAACGTATGAGCGTATTCGTCGTCAGCGTTCTCGAACTCCTGCCCGCGCTTTACCTTGGGCGACTCAGCGCCCAGCAGATCAGCGTTGCCGACGAAACCCCACAGAGCCTTGATGTGCATACAGCCTCCTGAAATAAAGAGGCCGGCGATACGCCGGCCTTGAAGGATGGGTTAGGCGGCGACCGGGAAGTTGCCCTTGACCAGGGCTTCCTTGCGGCGAACGCCCAAGCCCAGGCGTTCCTCGACCAGCAGCGCAACCTCGTTGCGGATGAACTGGTCGTTGATCAGGCCCATCTTGAACTCGTAGGCCATGCGGTCGAAAAGCGTGGTCGAGCGCGCGAAGTTCGCCACCAGGAATTCGCCGCCAGCGTCGCCATCACCTTCGTCCATGCTGTCCGAGGTGATCACCGGACGCCCCCACAGGATCGGCGTGACCAGGCCCTGCAGGTTGGCAAACAGATAGCGGTTCTCGCCGTCCTTCTGCAGTTCGATATTCATCCAGTCGAGCTCGGTCATCACCACGCCGTCGGCCGACATCAGCGACTGCTTGCGCACCTGGTAGATCGCGCGGCGGACCAAATCGATGGCGGTATCGCTCGCCTTGCTCAGCGCGGTGTTGTAGCTGGTGGCCTGGGTCATCAAGCCGTTCAAGTTCTCACCAGTACCGTCGCCCTTGAGAATCTGCGCCTCTTCCTCGAGCTTGAGGTCGTAGCGCAGCAGCTGCTGCAGGTAGGCGAACATCTGCGGCACGTCGGACAGCACCTCGTCGGTCGCCGGCATCCAGACCGCGATCTTCTTCACCCGGTCGGTTTCGGTGGTGAAGGTCACGTTGCTGGTCGGCTTCAGGCCGCCCTCGGCCACCGGCTTGGCGCCGCGAGTGTGCAGGTTCTCGCGGAAATAGGTGTAGCTCTGGCCGCTGACGGGAATCGCAGTCAGCAGATCGCGAATGCGCAGCTCCTGACGCAGGCCAGGCTGGATGACGGGGTCATAGTTCGGCGCCACGATGCCAGCGCTGGTGACCTTCATCTCTTTCATGCTGGCCAGGTCGGACTTGGCGACTTCGATCTTGGCCTGACTGGAGCCCTTCTGCTGCAGGCTCTTGTAGCTCTCGTCGCCTTTCACCAAGTCGATGAAGCTCTTGCCTTCGCCCGGCTGGCCGCGCAGCTTGACGCCCTTCTGCTCCAGGTCGACAACCTGGTCGATGACTTTCTGCAGCTCGCCCTTCTGGTCCTCGATCTGCTTCTTCAGATCGCCGGTAATCTGGTTGCCTTTTTCGACCTCAGCCATGGCGGCGTCGTATTTTTTCTGCAGATCACCGAAGCCAGTCTTCAGTTGCAGCTCCAAGGATTCTTTGATGTCTTTCACTTCGCTCATGGCGATACTCCGAAATGGTGGGTGAACAGGGTGGAAATTTCTTTCAGCTCATCCACGATCGCCGTGGCCTCGCTGCCGCCGTCACGGCGCAGCGCGGTGTAGCCGAGCGAAGCGACTGCCGCCGCTTCCTTCTGCGAGAGGCCCATGCGTTCGCGAAGAGCCTTCTCGAAAAGCCTGATGTCCGATTTAACGCTGAGGACTTGAGCCTCAGGGTTCATGCCGAACGGTACGAAGGAGGCCTCCCAGAGTTCGGCCTCCTTGATGACGCGTACGCGCCGCCCAGCGCGCTCCTCGAAATCTGCCTTGAGCGTGTTGAAGCCAATCGACATGCTGTCGAGCACCTCGTCCTTCATCAGCTCGTAAGCATCGCGGGCGTAACTCACCCTGAGGTTGACCTGGCCCTTCAACAGCAAGCCATGATCATCCGAGGTGAAGTCGGCGGCGCCCACCAAGCGGGTGAGGTCGTGGTACAGGGCCAGCTTGAGTTTGCCGCCACGGGTCGCCTTCACCCGCGTGAAGGCCCCCGGCACGATCACGTCGTCGCCTAGGTCCACGTTATTGAAAACCGCGGCGTAGCCCTCGAAATTGCCGGCTTCGTCCACGGACTTGAGTTCGAACGGGCATTCAAGGCTCGCCATTGCTTTTCATCTCCCACCGGGTCACCCGGGCGTAGTCGCCGCCCAGAGGCGGGTAGTTTTCTTTCTCGCGGACCTCGTCGATCGACAGCCAGCCCGAGCCGCCCGAACCACCCAGCGCAGCCTGAAAGTAGGCAGCCCGGCCGGCGCTGTCCGCGCGCAGCAGCCCTTCGACGACGAACTCGACGAAGCGCGTGGTTGTACGGAACAGCTTGTCGTTGAGCTCGTCCTCGACGGCGTCGATGTAGGGTTTCAGGCCGAAGGTGATGTACCCGGTCAGCTGCTGCTCCAGGTTCGAACCCATGATCGAGGTCTTGCCGGCACGGTTGGCCAGCCACAGCGGGACGCCGTAGATGCCCGCTAGTGCTTCTTCCTGGAACTGCTGCGACTCGATGAACTGAGCGTCCTTCTGGCTGATACCGGCCGGGACAATCTTCGGGTTGCCCTGTAGGACGGCCATCTTGCCCATGTCGTCGGCGTCGGCCTTACGCACGTCGGGAAACTTCTTCATGACCATGGCTTGCTGGGCCTCGGTCAGGAACTGCTCGTAAATGACATAACCGCCGGTAAAGCCGCCCTTGCGCATGAAGCGCGCCGACCAGCGCTGGCCGGCCTTGGCCAAACCCATGGTTTCGGCCTGGTGCTCGATTGGTGACAGGCCGGTGATGCCGTCCATGCTGAACAGCTTGAAATGCAGCATGTTCTCCGGCGAGACCGGAAAGCGATCGCCTTTGCTGGGCGTCACCATGTAGAGCAGATCATCATCGGTGTCGATGCTGACCGTCCTTCCATCCAGCGGGATCAGCCCGATGGGGTCGCCATGAATGTTGCGCTCGATTAAGGCGAAGGCGTTGCCACGCAGCGCCATGTTCACAACCACGAATTTCAAGAAATTCAGCCGGGTCATGTATGGGTTGGGCTTGTTCAGCAGTTTCTGCGCCCGGTCCTTACCGTCCACCATTGCCCGGTTGCCGTCCTTGTCGTCGTACAGCTTGAGCGGCAAGCCGCTGAGCGATTCGGACAGGATCTTGACGCAGGACCAGACCATGCTGATCGACAATGCGGCCTTGGTCGTGACCTTGATGCCGGAGGCGGTGGTTTTTCCGCCTACCTCCATGTCGACCTCGACGTAGTCGCCGGTGGTCGGGTCGGTGTAGCCGAAGAACCGCCAGGTGCTCGGGTTGTACCACTTGAATGACATGGTCAGCCTATGAGGTCAAAGAAGCCGTTGTTGAGGTAGTTGTCCATGCCGCCCTTCGCCTCAGGGTTGAGCGCCATCAGCGTGACCGCGTTGAACAGAGCCATCAGCGGGTCGATCTTGGCCGAGCCGCTGGCCTGCTTGGTGATGAGGATGGCGTTACCGCGCGGCTCGACCCTGGCGTTACCGCAACACCAAGCCATAAGCGGTTGCCCGCCGTGCAGCAGAGTGCCTTCGGCCAGCTTGCGCTCGGCGGTCTTGATGGCTCCCCCCAGGCGCCAGCCCTGCGATATCCCGTCGATCTTGTCGCGTGGGATCTCAGCAGCTTCCAGCGCGTCGAGGATGGCGCCTACGCCGGCCGGGTCCAGGCCGACCTTGTCCAATAGGCCGGCCTGCTCAACCCGTGACACCAGCTGGGCCACGTCCTCAATGTCGTCACCGATCCGCTCGACCAGTGTCAGGTGTCCGTCCTTGGCGAAGTCCCGGATGCGGGGTGCCTCAGACTTGCGCCGCTCCAGCACCGAGGGGTGTGCCCAGGCATGGGTCCACGTCAGCCAGCGACGAGTGCCTGTCTCGCGGCCAATCGCTGCTAGACCCAGCAGGTCATCCAGGCCTCCGCCGTCGACGCCGATATCGATCACCTCGCAGCGCTCGATCAGGTCGTCCAGCGTGCGGCACAGCTCAGAAGCCTGCTGCTCCCAAAAGTCGGTACCGGCCCAGCGGTCGGACAACAGCGCCAGGCCAATCTCGACGTTGAGGTGCTTGGCCAGGAAGCCGCGGAATGACTCTTCTCCGTCCATCTGGGCTTGGGCATAGCCCCGCTCAATGAACGGCTCATCGACAGACAGCCCCAAGTTCGGGTTAGTGATGTAGGCGTTCGAGAAATCTCGATGCGCCCCGGCGTCGAGCATCGCTTTCGGGAACTCGTACAGCACCGGCAGGAACGACTTGTCGACGATCTCGCCGTCGCGCACCTTGCGGGCGTACAGCAGCTTTTGCCGGAACACGCCGGCAGGCGGCGCGTCGGATTGGGTGGTAGCCCAGATGATGAAGCCCTCGGGCCGGGAAGCCAGGCCGCCGGTAGCTTCGCGAAGCATCGCCTCGGCGTTTGCGCGCTTGCCGAAGACCCACAGCTCATCGACAAACACGCCGATGGCCTTCTTGCCAGACACCGTTTCGCTGTCGGCAGCCACCACCTTGAGGGTGGCGTTGGTCTGCCGGTGGGTCACGGTGCGCAGGTGGTCCTGCACCTTGAGTAGAGCATCGAGCTCTTCATCAGCCCTCACCATGTCGCGGATCGGGATGTAGGAGTTGTCAGCGATCTCTTTGGTCGGCGCCAGAATGATGAACTCACCCGAGGGTCGCCAGTTCAGGATCAGTGCCGTGAGCATGATGCCGGCGGCGATTGTGGACTTTCCGTTCTTCTTGCTGATCAGCAGCATGAACTCGCTGACCAGGCGCCGGCCTTCGTCGGGGTCATACGCCCCGAAGATGGCGGCCACGAACTGGTTGACCCAGTCGCGCACGGTCTCGGACATCAGCGGGCTGCCAGTGGCATCGACCATGCGCAGCGCGCCGAACACCTCCAGGGCTTCCTCAGCCTCGGCCGGGAACAACGGCTTGAACGGGATGAGGCTCTGCCGGCTGACGATGCGCTGCTCCCAGTCGGGGCACGCAGTGGTCCACGCCATCATTTGACAGACCTCAGCGGGCCGCGGCGCGCGCCGAACTTGCCGGTGGATGCCTGCTCAGCCTTGGCTTGAGCCTGGTCCTTCTTACCGCTCTCCCCCTTGCGCGGATGCACGAAGGGCATCAGGGCCTTGGCTGCATCGACGCGCAGCTTCGGCTCGGACTCAAGGTCGTTCATCACCGACAGCAGGAAGTCCTTCGGATCGCGGTGCAACAGCGCCTGCATAAGATCGAAACCGGCAGGCTCGGGATCGGCGTGCTCGTCCTTCGCGGCGTCCGGTTCGGGCGCCGGCTCACTGTTGGCGGACGAATCCGGCGCATGCCTGGGTTTAACATGCGCTTTAACATTGGCTTTAACATCTGACGGCATCAGACCCAGGGCACGCAGCTTGGCCAACTCGGCCGCCACGTCCTTGTCCTTCACCAGCCGAGAGCCCGCCGCAGAAGCGGTCTTCTCCGAATACCCAGCCGCCACAGCGGCATCACGATTGGACGCACCTTCCCTCAGCGCTGCAATGAAAGCGCGCTTGCGGGATGTTAAAGCCATTTAACAAAAATCCTGTGGGGGAAAAAATCTGTACGTGGGATCGGAGGCGGTCTAGCTACGGCGAAATCCCAATATTTTGGGTACCCCCCACCCCATGACCCGTTTTTTCGATCTGGAGCCTTCGCCGTGCTTTTTTTCTTAGAAAAATAAGATTCTTATGGCGCTATAAGATCCCGGAAGCCTCTTCAGCCTGCTTGACCGAGTCATGGCAGAGCTTGCACAGCGACTGCCAATTGGCCTGATTCCAGAACAGATCCTTGTCACCACGGTGCGCAACGATGTGGTCGACGACGCTTGCCGCAGTGGTCCTGCCAATCTTGGCGCAGTAGACACACAGCGGGCTGTCTCGCAGGTACTGCTCGCGAGCCTTCTGCCACTTGTAGTCGTAGCCTCGCTGAGAGCTGGTCATCCCGCTCCGCCAGCTGCCTGGCGTGACCGTCTTGACCCGTGACCCTGCGCTTTCCTTGATGCGCGAGCCCAGCGTCTTGAGCCTGGCCATCACTGCGTCACTCGATTGAGCGCCTCGTCGGCCTTGTCAGCCGCTTGAGTCGCGGTGGTTGCTGCCTTCGAAGCCTTGGCAGCAGCGCTGTCAGTGCGGCGGGTAAGCTCATCGAGGCGCTGGTCTCGCTCGTCCATCGCAGCGTCGTAAGCCTTGCGGATCTCTGCTACCTGGCCTGCCTGGATGCTGGCCATCGACCAGTAGGCCGACTGCCAACCCAGGACTGCACCACCTGCTATCAGCAGCACAGCAATCACCCAGACCTCAGCCCGGCGCCACCAGCGTCGCGCTATGAATTCCAATGCACATCTGTCCATCAGCTTGCACCTCCAAGCTGTGAGCGAAGCCGAGCAATCTCGGCACTCTGGGTTGTCACCTTCTCAGTGAGCTGGGACACCTGGTTGGTAAGGGTCTCGATCTTCCCTTCCATACGCCCAACAGCAGCCGCAAGTTCATTGCGCTCCCGAGCGAACTGGTCTGCGCGGGCCTCAGCCTCTTTGCGCGCCTCTCGCTCGATGTCGAGAAGTTCGTTCAAGCGCCGGACAACCCCGATGTCGGCGGCGTCCATGGCGCGGTCTGTCGCATCCTTCGATAGCCATTTACGCAGCCAGAGGAAGCCGCCCAGCAGCACGGTGCCCGATCCGGTCAGCCAGGTGGCTGTGCCTGGGCCGAGGTCGGTCGGGTCCATTTATTGCTCCAAAAATTGAGCCCTTTCCTCGGGCCTGAGATATCGTTGGGCTTCACACCTCAACAGGGAATCACGATGACTCGCACACGTACAATTGAGACGGATCGCTTTGAAGTGAAAGGAACATCCGGGAGGACATACACACTGATTGAGCGCACCGAGCAGCATGAGACCACCAGCCTTAGCGCAACTTCAAGGACGTGGGAAGATGGAATGAAGTCCTACCAAGTGATTGGTGGCGGCAATGCAAACCTAGGCAAAGACGGCTCGTTCTTAATCGTTGCGAATGGCGAAAGCGCGAGTCGAGCCTAAAAGCAAAAAGCCCAGCTCGATGGCTGGGCTTCTTATAGTCACTCCTCAACACGCGCAGGAATGACAGGATGGAGATAATTTCGCTCAGTCGCTCACTGATGTCAACAGGCAATCATGCGGCCTCTCTCATAAGCAACCCCTCAGCCTCCAAAATCACCCGAACCTCTTCCAGCGCATCGTCGATCATGCCATCCAGTTTCTCGTTGATGTCCAGTCGCCAGCGTCGCCGGGTGGACTCCGGGGTGGCGTCAAGATCCCAAGTGTTCATGTCGTAAAAGCTGTCCGGCAGGATGATCACATCTTCTTCCAGCGCTTCGATCCGCTTCTTTGCTGACTGGCCGGCGGCAACCGCCGCATTCACTGCCGCCTCACGCCGCCAAGGAGATGCATCCAGTGGGATATCTACCGACACAGATTGCGGCGCTTTGCGGCGTGCACCCTTGAGTTTTGGGATAGCCCAAGCGGTCACCGCCTTGTAGATGAACAATGCCGGCGCCGGGCTCGCAATGAGCGGGCGTACCAGCGTGATCGCCTGCACCTTTTTCGCCTTGTTGGTGCTGTACTTCGCGACCAGTGCATCCCAGTGCCTGCCCTTGAGCATGTGGTGCAGCCGCGCCGAGAGCCAGTAATCAACTTGGGTGCGGTCGATTCCCCCAGAGCGGCCTCCCAATGACGCCAAGCAGCCACCCTCTTCCTCTGCCGATTTGTACAGCTTCTGCCAGGCCTGGGCCTTCGCCGATCCTTTCTCGCCCGCCGCCAAAGCGGCAACCACTGCACCCGATACGCTGCTGTAGATCATGTCCTTCCCCCTAATCCCCGGTGAAGTTGGTGCCGCCGGCGCCGCGCCGGTTGCTTCCCTGATATGTCGCCTCAGGCCCGGATGCCTGAGGGTTCTTCAACTGCTCGATCTGCCGGAGCGATGCCCGGAGCCTCATGCTGAGCTGGGTCACCAGTTCATCCAGGGGCAGGGCCTCGCCAGTTGCAGCCGCTACCCAGCCCGAGGCATTGCAGTGGTCGCACGGCAGTTCGTGAAACACGCCCTTGGTGACCGCTCTCCCACGGCACAAAGGGCATACATCCAATTCAACTACGGCCTTCTTGAAAGCCGGGCCGTGGCTTTTTCTCATCGGGTTGAACGCCCCTTCTTGGCTCGCAGCCAAGGCCTTGCCGAACGGATGCGCGGAGCGACAGCGCTGTTAGCCACCGTCAACTTGTCGAACTGAACAACCTCCGGCTGGCCCTGGCCAAACAAGCCCACAGGCCGCGGCCCATCGGTCACTTCCTCGCCCAGGTCCACGCCGAACCACTCATCAATGATCACCTGCCCAATGGCGCGACCTTCCAGGCCATAGAGGAAGGCGACGGCGCTGTGCTCCGAATTTCTCATTTCGAATCCTCGCTAATTACAAATGCGGTAAGGTCGTTCGGCGCCACGGCTGCTGTGGCCTCTGGCGGATTCTGCGAAATTTCGGATAAGGCCTTGGTAAGGCCGTGGATGGCTGCGAATCCAACCTGATCAAGCCAGGCGTGCCACTTCTCCAACGCTGCCCGGCGCTGCTGCATGGCCTGGGTGTGGATGTAGGTGCTGGCGATCTTGCCCAGCGTGTGATTCAGCAGCATCTCGCCGATGTGGCCGTCGATGCCGAGGTCGGTCCAGGTGCTGCGGGACACCTTGCGCAGGTCGTGGCTGGTCCATTCGCCCTGCCCCAGGCGGGTGAACACGGCGCTGGCCTGGGTCTCGCTCAACGACAAGCCGCGACGGTTCGGGAACAGGTACACGCCCTCGTAGCCTCCGGCCTGCTGAATGGACCGGTACCGGATCAGCAGCGCCTCGACCTGGGCGGTCAGTGGCAGACGGTGCTCGGTGCGGGTCTTGGTGTTCGCCGCGGGAATGAACCACTCGGCCGC